TCAGGAGCATTTCTGATTAACGCCACCGTTAAGAATCCACCCTTCAACAGCTTCACGAAGGTATGATTTGGGGTGGGTTCTGACTGGCTTCGGAAATCCGTGCCGTTTGGTATAGTTCCAGATTGTCTGACGTGATGAAACACCGAGCTTGTTCATCACTTCTTTCTCAGGAATCAGGCTGGTATCGGTCATCTTAATTCTCCAGGCAAAAATAAACCGCCATACAGCGGCTCTATCAGATATGAACAGGCCTCATCGAGTGTGAGGCGGGTTAGTCCTTGCGTAGCTCGCTGATTCTTCTGTAAGTCTCTGGTGCTTTGTTCCCGTACGTCTTCATTTCAGACTTCAACAGAGCAACGAGTGAATCCCATTCGTTGAGGATTCCTTTGAATGCCGGAACGCGCTTTGCAACCTTGTCGAATGAATCTCTGATTTCTGGAATCTGCTCAACAAGTGCAACGCATCGCCGAAAGTCTGCTGCGTCATGGGGAGCGCCGAAGTGATGACCATAGATATTCTTTTTCAGTCCACATGCGATTGAGGCAAGAGTTGCGCTACTGATGCCGACATCGCCAGTCGATTGCCATTTCAAAACCTTCATAGCCAAATCTGACATTTCTTGTCTCCATAAAACAAAACTCGCCGTAGCGAGTTCAGATAAAAGAAATCCCCGCGAGTGCGATGATTGTTATTCACCTTTGACGGCAAGTTGCAGGTTAGCCACGGTTAACCTCCAGTTGTGGTGCTGCTTCTATAGCAGCCCTGTAACCAGCAGCATGACCGCGAAAGTTAGCAATCTCTGATAGCCACGCTTTAATCATGGCCTGAGTTGGCTCCTTCGGCACCATAACCCAACCATCCGGAGTTACCGGAGAGTTGCCAGCCTGAACAGTAGGCATATCAGGACCTTTGCGAATCGCCCTGGCAAGATCGATTGGGTCGTCGTACAACCAGTCACCTGTTTGCGGATGATTGGCTTCTGCCAATTGTGCAGCCCACTCCAGGCCGTCTTTGTGTCCTTGAAGATAGTCCAGCGGCAACTCATCATGTTCACTTACAGGTTCGGCCCCATGAAGCATAGCGGCGCGGCATGCGTTCCAGCCTTGAGCCTTAGCTATTGCCACAACTGCATCGGTAAAGAACATTCTCGTGGTATCTGGCTCCGGCATTTCATCCGGCACCGCTTGCTGCGTTAACCGTGGAGCCGTCAGCGACTCCAATTCAGCAATCCGCTTCTCTGCTGCTTCCAGTTCATCAAGTAGCGCCAGCACGGTAGCTGGACTGGCTGCGGCGATGAATTCAGCATTGGCCTGCTGTTCCATTTGGAAATCTTCATCGAAACCGCTTTCAGGATGCGCTCCTTCAATTCTGCAAATGGGAAGATATCCAACAACTTCACGATGAATTAGCGCATCATCACCATCAAATCGGCCCTCTCCATATTCGAGCGACCACTCACCACACGTTGCTTTTTCTGCCGCCTCACGCAGTGCCTGATAGTCAATCTTGCTCACTGGTCGCCTCCTTTGCGAAGCTGGTCGGCGAACAAACGTACACTAGACGCTTCACTGCGTAGAAACTTAACGGCATAATCAAAACCACCTCGTTCTGCGTCGTCTGCTCCGTTGTCGAGGTTATCTGCGTACATCTCTACCCCCTGCGCCCGTACTTCAGCCAGGAAAGCATCGGTAGATGGGGTGTTAAGTGAAAAGTCCTGTCGGCCTGATTTCAGATACGCAATGGCGATCTTTGTTGCTGCGCATTCGACAGCGAATTTCTCTTTTTCAGCAGCCATCTTCGCGCACTTGGCCTCAAGGTTATCAATCGTGATTCCAGCAGAACGACACTCACGCAACGCCGTTTCCAGTTTTGATTCAAGTTCACCGAACTTACGGACAAGATATTCAGCGTTTGTTTCGTTAACCTTTAAATCTCGTGGGAAGAATTTACCTTTCAGAAAACCATCCATCTCAATTAGTGACATTTGTTTCATTTCTTCCCACTCCGCCACATCGCATTCAGATATTTGTTTTGATTTACTGATGGAAAAGAATTTCTCTTAAGCAATTCCTCTCTCGATGGCATTGGCTTTACGCGTTGGCGAATAATCATTTCTGCCGGAAGAATGCCGGGATTGTATGCAAGTCCTCTCATGGTAAATTCCTCAGTCATTACTGATAGCGCCATAGCGTGAGCGGTAATTACGCAGGCGCTGGTCGATATATTCAGGGAAGTGGGTATATGTGGCCTTGCGGAATGGTCGGATTGATGTTTCGTTTATTCGGTCTTTTTCCTGTTTTTCTGCGAGTTGTATATCGCGTCGGTACTTCCGTTCTGCTTTTGTTTCTGGTGGCAGAGCAAGAAACGCGCCGAGATTATTCTTGATACTTTCCAGCACCTCCGATACGGAATTGCCGGAACAGCGGCGCGGGTCATCCGCACCATACAGAGGCGCTGGCATAATGGAATCCTTATGCTGCTACTTTAGAAGGGAATTGAATCGTCGTATTCAGGATGATTTTGATGATTGCTACTTTGCTGCTGTTGGCTGTTTCCTGAAGTTGCAAATCCAATCTTTGCATTCAGTAATTCAAGAGTGATTGATTGACCATTTTGCCCCTGATAAACATCAACCCTGATGTTTTCTCCGGTAATTTCTACAATGCCACCTTCAACAAGAACACTACGGTAGTAATCCGCTTGCGCTCCCGGCTTGGCAAATACAACGGCGCTGTAGTTTGTCCATTCTTTCTTTTTTGTCTGGCGATCGTAATACTGAACGCCAGCACGGATGTTGAATCCGATATTTTCCCCGGCCTGAAACTCTCTTGCGGGCTTGTTTAGTCTTACAGTAATCGAATGTGCCATTAAGCAGCCGCTCCTTCTAATTCGTCTCGTCTGATGTTGTAAACGTCCTGCGCTTTTTGCTGCTCCGGTGTGCCTTCGAGCATCTTCCACGCTTTGGCGAACGCCTGTTTAAGCTCTTCCACGGTGTTTTTCTGCAATGCTGCGTCAGTGAATGCTTTTAGAACCTGTTCAGGTGTATGTGATGGTTTTGATTGCTTTGCTGCTGCGTTCTGCTGATGTTTATGCTCGTCTGTATCTGCATCTTTCGCATCATCAATGCCGAACAAACCATTGAGGCAATACTTGCGTGCATAAGAGCTTGTAGCGCCCGTAACTTGTGCAGAATCCATTCCTTTCTTGCTTTCTTCCTCTCGTGCAAGAGCGGTTGCTGTATGACTGTTTTCGCCATCGGTAATAGTTGCCGTGGCTTTCACGTAATACCGATCACCAATCAACACAACTTCATCGCTGATTGATAAAAACAGACCATTCAGTAACGGCTTAACGCCTTCAAGAATATCTTCGCAGCTTCTGTATTTATATTTACCGAATGAGTTGTACTGATTTTTTGGCGCGTTCAGATTCTCCTGAATAGCTGCCAGTCTTGCGTAAAATTCTTTGCTCATATGATTGTTCTCAGAATGGACACGGCACAAGTAAATAACGCTGATTTAATACTTCAGTCTTTGCCGCATTTAAAAATACGCGAACACCTTCACGATCTCCCTTCTGGCGATACATTAACGCCTGCTGCGTGTACATGCGTCTCTGTAACTTGCTCTCCTTCACTGTGGTTGCAAGTGACATGAATATCTCCTTCGTTACCGATTAATTCTTTCATCTGACGAATGAATTCTTCGTCTGACCAGTTATCTGTAAAGATCATTTCCTGCGATACAACGGAAGGTTGATAGCTGATTTCATCGCTTTATTTGCTTCAAGCCACATTTTGGAATCACCAATAAATCTGGCTATTACTGCTTTGTTCTGTGCAGCACGAAGCATCTGGTGATTAATGGCTATTTCATTGCGCATAATAAGACCTCAACTCTTTTCCATCCGTCACGTAATTTACGGGTGATTCGTTCAAGTAAAGATTCATTTAGTTGGAAGGCACCCATGCGAGCGCCTCCCGCGATTGCGTAAATCATGGGTGGTTCCTTATGTTGGTTTTATTAGTAGGTTATTTTTGTTGCGAATACTTCGCCTTTTACGATGGCTGTTATGATATTTTTAGCAACATCTTCTGATGCGCCAACCTTGATAAGGTCAGCAAGTATTTTGTTATTTACTTCTTTCCGGTGAGCTTTATCCTTTGCTCTACGCTCTTCTTCGTCCTTGATTCTTTTTTCTTCTGCTATTCTGGCTTGCTCTTTTGCTTCAGCCTCGCGCCGGATTCGTTCAGCCTCCTCCTGTGCTTTTCGGCGTTCTGCTTCAATTGCCGCCTGCTTTTCTCTTTCAGCTCGTTCTGCTGCCTCTTTTGCTTCGCGCTGTGCTCGTTGCTCGGCTTCAATGCGTTCACGCTCTGCACGTTCCGCTGCGGCCTTAGCTTCTGCTTCTCGCCTTGCTGCTGCTTCAATTTCGGCTTTTGCCTTTGCTTCGGCTTCTGCTCTGGCTTTCTCTTCAGCTTCTCTTTTTAAGCGTTCTTCATGCTCTCGCTTTTCCTGCTCCGCTTTGAGTCTTGCCTCTTCTCTTTGGCGGTCAAATTCGCGATCCATCAAAATCGCTATTTCATGGTCAGACTCAATTTGCTTTGCGAGAGCTTCAGCTGCGGCCTTAGCTTCTTCTTCGGCTTTAATCCGTGCCTGTTCCTCCTCATAATCAGTAAGAGGCTGGCGCGCCTTGGCTTTCAGTTCATCAAGGCGATCGCGCACTGTCTTGCGGTTGGCATCAATTAGCTTTGGAATTTCCTTCAGTTCAGCAACAAGGTCTTTGCCAAGACCATCGAGATATGTTTTCGTCTGCGCAACTTTATACGCCAGAGAAGCGATCTCCTTTCTGCCCTTTGCCGTTGTGATATCAGGCACAAAGGACATAACTTCTCGTTCAACCTTTTGGAGAATTTCTTCAATCTGGTCGGCAGACTGAAATACAGTCATTGCATTTGCTTTTTCAATAACAACTAAATCTGTTACTTCACTCATATATCCTCCATCAAAAAAATTGCCCTCACACTGGAGGGCAAAGAAGATTTCCAATAATCAGAACAAGTCGGCTCCTGTTTAGTTACGAGCGACATTGCTCCGTGTATTCACTCGTTGGAATGAATACACAGTGCAGTGTTTATTCTGTTGTTTATGCCAAAAATAAAGGCCACCATCAGGCAGCCTTGTTGTAAATGTTGCAGGTATCAAGTAAGTAATTAGATGGAGCGCCATAAACTATGAATTCATCGTTTGTCGGGTCCATCTCCATCTCTTGGCCTATTGCCATTCTTGCGTCAGTGTCATCAGAGGCGAAGCATAAAACAGCCCACGCACCCATTGTTTTAAAAAGAACTGCAATTGGCTGTGGTTTTACTGAATTTGCGTTAGCGCGAAAATCACAAATCGCACTTTCATGAAACTCCATATCTCACCTCAAATAAGTGGTTTGCTGCCAAAACAATGAACCATCCGGAAATTCCAGATAGTTCATAATTCACCCTTCAATACTTCCAACTTACTAATCGCCGATAGATATCCGCGCTGATAGGGCATCATCATTCCTTCGAGCTTGCCACTTCTTAACTCCTCCCTGAGCAATTGTATTGCTTGATCAATAACCTCTGCCTTAGCGTCCTTTATGGCTTGCTTGCGGGGCTTTGCTTTCTGCTTTGGCAGATTTCTCAAGCATGATGGAATGTATGTCTTATTCATCACTTACCTCGCCGTCAGTTGTTTGGATTTCCGGTAGCCTGCCGCGTAAAGAGCTACATTTGGAAGACACACACCAGTTTCTGGTTGCTTATGTCCAAACTCATTCGCGTACACAATGGCCGCTCTCTCCAGATTGCGTCTGTATTCTTTCTGTTGCCAGATCACGTCCTGTGCCATGAACTTAATTGGCTTAGCGTCTTCTATGCGCTCAGGCGTTTCGTGAGTACCTTTAGCCTGAATCTGCGCTCTGCTTAGAGTAGGGCGGTGTAATACTTCTGAACTTATTGCTTCTTCGCGGGCCAGTACGCCGTTAGCTAATGCCTTTGCCTTTAAACGCTCACGACGACGAGAACGTGAATTGCCTTTGAACTGAGTTCTGCGTGTCATATAGACCTCCTGGTGAACTTTGGCGGTGAATACAGCCGGGCGACTAACTCCGGTCGCGTAATCATTGCAAAGCGCCTCCGCCGAGAAGATTAGCTTCTGCATTCACCCCAAAGTTCACTTTGGTTATTGCGCTTTGTCAGCGCCGTAGATTCATATTCGAATCGTTGTATATTCACCGCCCTGGTGAGTAGTGCGTCCTGCTGATGGCTAAATAGTACGATGTGTACTTTATTGAGTCAATACAAAATGTTCTAAATATGATTAGTTTTTTATAACGTTTTGTATTTTATGGAGTTATATTTTGCATGGTTGTGTGGCTTGGGAGGTGATCGAGAGATCTGAATTGCTATGTTTAGTGAGTTGTATCTATTAATTTTCAAATAAATACAATTGGTTATGTGTTTTTTTGGGGGGGTTAGGCAAAGAAAACCCGGCGCTGAGGCCGGGTTATGTAGGCATTATGCGGCTTTTTTGGTGTGTGCTGACGAGCGAGCCAGAATCTCGTTAATGAGAGATCTCAGGGTCATTGCATCTTTGTGCAGAGTGGACATGGTTTTCATTGCGTTTCCTCGGTTTATTTTATGGTACTAGCCTAGTTCAAATAGACTATATGAAATCTTGATTTACTATTAAGGCCATTGGGTTGGTGGAAGATCGTGGGTTTTTATCTGCGTATTTGCTTCCACACATTTATCATAGTCTAATTTCTCTACAGCAAGCAATAGTGATTCAGCATACATCAATCCTTGTTTGATGTTCATAACATTTATGCTTGCACTTGCGGCATCCATATCCTTTGCTGTCTCTACCATGTGCTCAAAGCTTTGAGCAATAGAGTCAACACCGTTTTTCATCCTTGTAAACACTAATTTTAGCTCATCAAGGCTTGGATTCGTTAGATCATACATCCCATGCATTCCATGGGCTTCGAATAACTCTGACAACGATCTAAGGGCGAAGTTCACAGAATCAATAACTTGGTCGTACTTTTTCTTATCAAGATCATTCATTAAAAATATAACCTTTTAACTATTTGATATTGCTGCATTTATATCAATATATGCATTTCACATATATCACCCAAACGTCTCTTCAGGCCATTGACTGGCGATAACCTTGCCTACAATGTTGCAGTTCTCATTGCATGGGATGATTGGAAACTGCGGATTAAGTGGTTGCAAAAACACTTGCCCACTATCTTTGATCAGTTTTTTGAATGTGAATTCATCGCCACCAAGTCTAGCGATACAGAAATCACCAGGATCAACAGGTTGTTCAGGGTCAACCAAGATTAACATTCCATCAGGAAAGCTTGGTTTCGATCCTGCCGGAGCTGTCATTGAGTTGCCTTCAACCTCAAGCCAGAATGCAGAATCACTGGCTTTTTTAGTTGTGCTTACCCATTTCTCCGCATCACCTTTGGTAAAGGTTCTAAGCTCAGGCGAGAACATCCCGGCCTGAACATGAGAAAAAACAGGGTACTCATATTGTTTTTTAACGGGGGCTGATGAGTATTCGCCAACAGGTGAAAATGTACCGTCGTGGTTGAATGAGACGTTATTAATACCAAGGTACTTAAACACCACACCAATCTCGTCAAGAGATGGATGACGAGATCCGCGCAACCAGTGGCCAATTCCACCCTGCGTCATACCAAGCTCTTCAGCTAACTTCTCTTGAGTTATGCTGAGTTCTTTCATTCTGGATCTAGCCAGTTCATACCATTTCATTTTCATACCCTCATTATTACGCTCCGTACTAAAACCATCCATGCACAAGATGTATTTTTTCGATTGCATTCCAAAAGTACATATCGTATTATTGTTTCATGGTTACTATGGAGGGCATATGAGCAACCTACGAAAATATCGAGAGTCACTGAAGATCTCTCAAACAACCCTTGCTAAGGCTGTTGGATGCACACAGGGTGCTATCGGACATTGGGAATCTGGTCGTCGCTTCCCAGACCTTAAAACATGCCGTGCTCTTGTTGCGTGCCTAAACAAGTTCGGCGCAAAAGTCAGTCTTGATGACGTGTTCCCGCCGGAACACCAATCCGCTTAATAAGCGGATCCACTCTTTTCACAATGGACATTCGTCCTACGTCGCTGACAAAGCGAGCCCCAAGATATCTGACCAACTAAGGCCATATGCGTTTCAACGCATACCTTTCAACTAACTATTCACTATTGGAAAATTAACAAATGACACAAGCAAGTTACAGCAAGCCAACACAGCGAGAAATTGATCGCGCAGAAACAGATTTACTCATCAACCTGTCAACGCTTACCCAGCGCGGTCTGGCAAAGATGATTGGCTGTCATGAATCGAAGATAAGCAGAACGGACTGGAGATTTATTGCTTCGGTCTTGTGTGCTTTCGGAATGGCATCAGACATCAGTCCGATTAGCAGGGCTTTTAAGTATGCGCTTGATGAAATCACCAATAAAAAACGCCCGGTGTGCAAGACCGAGCGTTCTGAACAAATCCAGATGGAGTTCTGAGGTCATTACTGGATCAATCCACAGGAGTCATTATGACAAAACGTCGTAAGAAATACCAGGAAAAAGAAGAGATTCGACACCCTGATTCACCTGAGGGATTAGTGGTAGCCGCAGCAAATAACAGGGCGTTCGCAGAGCGCCTTGTTGGTGTTTACAGACTAGCCAAAGCAGGAGTGAAACATGGGCGTCGTTAAGTTAGCTGATTACAGGCATAACCCTGTACAACATCAGGAGGCATCCAGTATGGGGTATGTCTCTATACACCGCCAGTTTATGGACAGCAGGCTCTATAAGGACTCTCAGGCAGTACATCTTTGGCTTCACTTAATCCTCAAGGCTAATCACGAATCTACTGTCGTCAATACGGATATCGGTCCGATAACTGTTGATCGCGGTCAGATGATAACTGGACGCCCGTCGCTGGTCAGAGAAACATTCATCCCCGACAACAAAGTTCGGAGCTTATTGCGGACTTTTGAGTCGAAAGGGATGCTTAATATTTGCTCGATGGGGAAGAAATTTAGCCTGTTTACAATCGTTAAATATGACGATTTTCAGGCAAAAAATTGTCCAACGGTTGTCCAACGGTTGTCCAACGCAAACAGCAGTAATGGCGCGGCTCTCAGCGGAGATTGTCCAACGGTTGTCCAACGGTTGTCCATAAACAATAATATAAATAATATCTCTAATACTGACGTATTAGAGAGTGCCACAGCAGACAAAAAGTCTGACAAGAAAAAACCTTCCGTTAGCTGTCAGGATGTTGTCGATGCTTACCACGAAATCCTTCCTGAAGCGCCAAGAATCCGCGCACTGAATGACAAGCGTAAAAACCAGATCCGAACGTTCTGGCGCAAAGCCGGAGTGATAACCCGCCAGCTTGACGGGCATGGGTTCACGATGCAGGACTGGAGAAATTATTTGAGCTACGTAGGCGAAAATTGCCGATGGATGTTCGAAGAGCGCCCAAACCATCAACGCGGAACCGTCTGGCACAAAAAGGGATTTGATTTCCTGCTTAACGACAATACCTACCTGAAAGTTCGTGAGGGTGAACACGATGACCGATAATTTTTATGCGCCGCCCCATAGCATCGAGGCAGAGCAGGCGGTGATTGGTGGATTGCTTCTGGATGATGACAGCAGTGAGCGCGTCCAGAAAGTTCTGGCGATGCTGAAGCCTGATTCATTTTACAGCCGACCACACAAAATCATTTTCGAAGAAATAACCAGAATGCACCGGGAGCAAAAGCCAGTAGATGGCCTGACGCTTTTCGATGAACTGGAGCGTAAATCGTTAACGGCGTCTGTTGGCGGTTTTGCTTATATCGCTGAGATCGCAAAGAACACGCCAAGCGCCGCAAACATCGTTGCCTATGCAATGCAGGTTCGCGAAACCGCAATGGAACGCTACGCCATCAACCGCATGACTGAAGCGACGGAATTGCTATATTCCCGCAACGGAATGACTGCAACGCAGAAGTACGAAGCTATTCAGGCGATTTTCACGCAACTGACAGACCATGCAAAAACCGGATCGCGTCGCGGCCTTCGCTCATTTGGTGAGGTCATGGAAGACTGGGTTAGCGACCTTGAGAAGCGATTTGACCCGTCAGGCGAACAACGAGGAATGAGCACAGGGATCCAATCGCTGGACAGGATGCTGTCACCGAAAGGTCTGGTGAAAGGCTCTCTGTTTGTCATTGGCGCTCGCCCTAAGATGGGGAAAACGACGCTATACAGCCAGATGGCAATCAACTGCGCAGTGCATGAGAAAAAGCCCGCTCTGATGTTCAGCCTTGAAATGCCAGGTGACCAGATACTGGAAAAACTGGTAGGGCAGAAGTCAGGTATTAACCCAAATATTTTTTACCTTCCGGCGACAAATGACGCTGATGACGGTTATCAGGGTGATTACGATGGTGACTTCAACAGGGCGATCGAAACAGCCAATCGCTTGAGTGAAATCGACCTGCTTTACATCGACGACACGCCGGGATTATCTCTGGCTCAAATCGTCAGCGAAAGCCGTCGAATCAAGCGAGAAAAAGGATGTGTTGGCATGATTCTGGTCGATTACCTGACACTAATGACTGCTGAGAAGGCCGATCGCAACGACCTTGCTTACGGCATGATCACCAAAGGACTGAAGAACCTTGCCAAAGAGCTTGATTGCGTTGTTGTGCTTCTGACACAGCTTAACCGCGCACTGGAAAGCCGAACCAATAAACGCCCATTACCAAGTGACTCACGAGATACAGGGCAGATTGAACAGGATTGCGATTATTGGGTGGGGATCCATCGTGAAGGCGCTTTTGATGACAGTGTTCCACCTGGTGAAACTGAACTAATCCTTCGTCTCAATCGTCATGGCAATACCGGCACGGTGTATTGCATTCAGGCAAATGGCGCTATTTATGACACAGACCAACAGTCTGCTGAAATGCGCCGCCGTGAACGCGAGGAACCGCAGTCCAAGAAGAAAGGAGGATTCTGATGACCATCTACATCACTGAGCTAATAGCAGGGTTATCGTTACTAATGGTTCTTACTGTATATATTATTAAGTATATTCTTTATGCGAATAAAAAAACTAATTGATCACGATGAGCTTCTGTCAACATTATCATATGACTCAGAAACAGGAATATTTAAATGGCTAAAAACAAATTCAGTAGTAAGAGTAAAAGGTAGTATTGCTGGAGGTGTTAGTGGTGGTTATATATGCATTAGCATAAATAATGTTTTGTATTATGCGCATAGACTTGCTTGGTTCTATGTATACAAAAAATGGCCTCCTAAGTTTATTGATCATGTAAATGGGAACAGACTTGACAATAGGATTTCAAATCTAAGACTGGCAACAGAAGAGCAGAATGCAAGAAACATTGTAGGGAATAGATTAAACACATCCGGTGCAATTGGAGTGTCTTGGTATAAGCCAACTGGCAGGTGGAAGTCTTATGTTGGTTATAAAAATAAGACAATATCGTTAGGGTATTTCGATAGCAAAGAAGATGCAGCATTCATAGCAGCACTAGCAAGAAAGAAACTATATGGAACTTATGCGAGTAAAGCACTTAATTGCGAGCATGAGCTTTTATCTCAATTTAATAATGATGAGGATAAACTTGCGGAATATCTTAAGGAAAAATCTAAAAGGACTCGAAAGCGTGTTAAAAACAGATAAAGGCCTGCTGGTAATCGCAGGCCTTTTTATTTTGGGGAGAGTAATTGGAGGCTTTAAGAAATGAGTTCGATGACTGAGCTTGTCCGCGCCGACTTTCAGGAGAACATTGGTCGTGCAAAGCGGTACTGGTCTGCTTCCAGACTTCCGACTGGCGAGAGACAGAAAAACGCCCCTAAGCCACGTATCTATCCGCGTGACCGCGTTCTTCGCCGGTTGTTCAGACTCAACAATGAGTTTCAGCGCAACAGAATTATCCAGCAATTAGATTTGATGACTGATGATGAATGATTTCATTCTGCACGAAACCAATAAATCACAATTCTGGTTAGTTCTGAAACAAATCCTCTCTACTGGCAAACGCTGGCGAATCAAAATATCTGAGTACCGTGAAAAGCGTACATTGTCACAAAACAATCTGCTGTGGATGTGGAATGCAGAAATAGCCGCACAGTTATCTGCTGCTTCTGCTGAAAACTTCACGCCTGAAGAGGTTCATGAGTGGCTGAAAGATATATTTTGTCCGGCTAAAAGGGTGACGATTTTTAATATTACACGATGCGTTAAATCAACACGTCAGCTTGATATTGGAGATATGCACAAATATCTGACCGATATTGACCAGTGGGCGCATCAGAAGGGATTACGACTAACCATTCCTGATAATTGCGAGTACCGGGATCTAAAGGAGAGGCAAGTAGAGTGACTATCAAATCAAATACGCCAGCGTCAGATAGGTATCGGCTTATTGAGGATTATCTGTATTTAGACGGAGATACAGTCAGATACAAAAAGGACTCGCTAAAACACCCCAACCACAGCCACCGGGCAGGAGATGAAATTAAAACATCGATAAATGGATCTGGGTATAGACAGGTGTGTTTTGCAGGCATTCAGATGTTTGTTCACGTAGTTGTTTTTGCGCTGCACAACAAAAGAATGCCATTGAAAAATATTGACCATATTAACGGAAACAGGCTGGACAATTCCCCAAAAAATCTTAGGGAGGCAAGCCGGATAGCAAACAGCCGAAATCAGAAAACTAAGTGCAATAGCCGTTCTGGAATAAAAAATGTTTTATGGAACAAGCAAAAAAATAAATGGGCCGTTCAAGTGCGCACAGATTTTGGCCGGTTGTATTTTGGGCTCTATGAAGATCTTGAACTTGCTTGTTTGGTTGCCAGTGAGGCTATCAACAAATATCACGGACAATATGCGAAGGTTGTATGATTAAGCATAAATCAGAAACACCAAAAGAAGTTAGAGACTGCTGGCAAACTCCGCTTTGGCTTTTTGATGCACTGGATATTGAGTTTGGATTCTGGCTGGATTCGGCAGCGAGCGACAAAAATGCTCTGTGCGCTCACTGGCTAACTGAGGCCGACGACGCGCTCAATTCTGAGTGGGTAAGCCACGGTGCAATCTGGAATAACCCACCGTACAGCAATATCAGGCCGTGGGTGGAAAAAGCCGCTGAGCAGTGCATACAACAGCGACAGACGGTAGTTATGCTTGTGCCAGAGGATATGTCTGTCGGATGGTTCAGCAAGGCTCTGGAGAGTGTCGACGAAGTTCGCATTATCACTGATGGACGGATTAATTTTATCGAACCATCGACAGGGCTGGAGAAGAAGGGAAACAGCAAAGGTTCCATGCTGCTGATTTGGCGACCGTTCATCAGTCCTCGACGGATGTTTACTACCGTATCCAAAGCGGCATTGATGACGATCGGGCAGGGCGTCAGGAGGGCGGCATGAGGCGACAGCGACGAAGTATCACCGACATCATCTGCGAAAACTGCAAATACCTTCCAACGAAGCGCTCCAGAAATAAACGCAAGCCAATCCCAAAAGAATCTGACGTAAAAACCTTCAATTACACGGCTCACCTGTGGGATATCCGGTGGCTAAGACATCGTGCGAGGAATACAAGGTGATTGACCCAAATCGAAGTTACGAACAAGAAAGCGTCGAGCGGGCTTTAACGTGCGCTAACTGCGGTCAAAAGCTGCATTTTCTGGAAGTTCACGTGTGCTCCGATTGCTGCGCAGAACTGATGAGCGATCCGAATAGCTCAATGTACGAGGAAGAAGACGATGGCTAAACCAGCGCGAAGACGATGTAAAAACGATGAATGTCGGGAATGGTTTCACCCTGCATTCGCTAATCAGTGGTGGTGCTCTCCAGAGTGTGGAACAAAGATAGCACTCGAACGACGAAGTAAAGAACGCGAAAAAGCGGAAAAAGCAGCAGAGAAGAAACTACGACGAGAGGAGCAGAAACAGAAAGATAAACTGAAGATTCGAAAACTCGCCTTAAAGCCCCGCAGTTACTGGATTAAACAAGCCCAACAAGCCGTAAACGCCTTCATCAGAGAAAGAGACCGCGACTTACCATGTATCTCGTGCGGAACGCTCACGTCTGCTCAGTGGGATGCCGGACATTACCGGACAACTGCTGCGGCACCTCAACTCCGATTTGATGAACGCAATATTCACAAGCAATGCGTGGTGTGCAACCAGCATAAAAGCGGAAATCTCGTTCCGTATCGCGTCGAACTGATTAACCGAATCGGGCAGGAAGCAGTAGACGAAATCGAATCAAACCATAACCGCCATCGCTGGACTGTCGAAGAGTGCAGGGCCATCAAGGCAGAGTACCAACAGAAACTCAAAGACCTGCGAAACAGCAGAAGTGAGGCCGCATGACGTTCTCAGTAAAAACCATTCCAGACATGCTCGTTGAAGCATACGGAAACCAGACAGAAGTAGCACGCAGACTGAAATGTAGTCGCTGTACGGTCAGAAAATACGTTGATGATAAAGACGGGAAAATGCACGCCATCGTCAACGACGTTCTCATGGTTCATCGCGGATGGAGTGAAAGAGATGCGCTATTACGAAAAAATTGATGGCAGCAAATACCGAAATATTTGGGTAGTTGGCGATCTGCACGGATGCTACACGAACCTGATGAAAAAACTGGAGACGATAGGATTCGACACCAAAAAAGACCTGCTTATCTCGGTTGGCGATTTGGTCGATCGCGGTACAGAGAACGTCGAATGCCTGGAATTAATCACATTCCCCTGGTTCAGAGCTGTACGTGGAAACCATGAGCAAATGATGATTGATGGCTTATCAGAGCGTGGAAACGTTAATCACTGGCTGCTTAATGGCGGTGGCTGGTTCTTTAATCTCGATTACGACAAAGAAATTCTGGCTAAAGCTCTTGCCCATAAAGCAGATGAACTTCCGTTAATCATCGAACTGGTGAGCAAAGATAAAAAATATGTCATCTGCCACGCCGATTATCCTTGTGACGAATACGAGTTTGGAAAGCCAGTTGATCATCAGCAGGTAATCTGGAACCGCGAACGAATCAGCAACTCACAAGACTGGATCGTGAAAGAAATCAAAGGCGCGGACACGTTCATCTTTGGTCATACGCCAGCAGTGAAACCACTCAAATTTGCCAACCAGATGTATATCGATACTGGCGCAGTGTTCTGCGGAAATCTCACATTGATTCAGGTACAGGGAGACGGCGCATGAGACTCGAAAGCGTGGCTAAATTTCATTCGCCAAAAAGCCCGATGATGAGCGACTCACCACGGGCCACGGCTTCTGACTCTCTTTCCGGTACTGATGTGATGGCTGCTATGGGGATGGCGCAATCACAAGCCGGATTCGGTATGGCTGCATTTTGCGGTAAGCACGAACTCAGCCAGAACGACAAACAAAAGGCTATCAACTATCTGATGCAGTTTGCACACAAGGTATCGGGGAAATACCGTGGCGTGGCAAAGCTTGAAGGAAATACTAAGGCAAAGGTACTGCAAGTGCTCGCAACATTCGCTTATGCGGATTATTGCCGTAGTGCCGCGACGCCGGGGGCAAGATGCAGAGATTGCCACGGTACAGGCCGTGCGGTTGATATAGCAAAAACAGAGCAGTGGGGGAGAGTTGTTGAGAAAGAGTGCGGAAGATGCAAAGGCGTAGGCTATTCCAGGATGCCAGCAAGCGCCGCATATCGCGCTGTAACGATGCTAATCCCAAACCTTACCCAACCCACCTGGTCACGCACTGTTAAGCCGCTGTATGACGCTCTGGTGGTGCAATGCCACAAAGAAGAGTCAATCGCAGACAACATTTTGAATGCGGTCACACGTTAGCGGCATGATTGCCACGGATGGCAACATCTTTACGGCATGATATTGACTTTTTGAATAAAGTTGGGTAAATTTGACCCAACGATGGGTTAATTCGCTCGTTGTGGTAGTGAGATGAAAAGAGGCGGCGCTTACTACCGATTCCGCCTAGTTGGTCACTTCGACGTATCGTCTGGAACTCCAACCATCGCAGGCAGAGAGGTCTGCAAAATGCAATCCCGAAACAGTTCGCAGGTAATAGTTAGAGCCTGCATAACGGTTTCGGGATTTTTTATATCTGCACAACAGGTAAGAGCATTGAGTCGATAATCGTGAAGAGTCGGAGAGCCTGGTTAGCCAGTGCTCTTTCCGTTGTGCTGAATTAAGCGAATACCGGAAGCAGAACCGGATCACCAAATGCGTACAGGCGTCATCGCCGCCCAGCAACAGCACAACCCAAACTGAGCCGTAGCCACTGGCTATCCTGAACTCATCAGTGATAGTTACGCTGCGGCCTTCTATACATGACCTTCGTGAAAGCGGGTGGCAAGAGGTTGCGCTAACAACCTCCTGCCGTTTTGCCCGTGCATATCGGTCACGAACAAATCTGATTACTAAACACAGTAGCCTGGATTTGTTCTATCAGTAATCGACCTTATTCCTAAATAAATAGAGCAAATCCCCTTATTGGGGGTAAGACATGAAGATGCCAGAAAAAAATGACCTGTTAGCCGCCATTCTCGCGGCAAAGGAACAAGGCATCGGGGCAATCCTTGCGTTTGCAATGGCGTACCTTCGCGGCAGATATAATGGCGGTGCGTTTACAAAAACAGTAATCGACGCAACGATGTGCGCCATTATCGCCTGGTTCATTCGTGACCTTCTCGACTTCGCTGGACTAAGTAGCAATCTCGCTTATATAACGAGCGTGTTCATCGGCTACATCGGTACTGACTCGATTGGTTCGCTTATCAAACGCTTCGCTGCTAAAAAAGCCGGAGTAGAAGATGGTGGGAATCAATAATCAACGTAAGGCGTTCCTCGATATGCTGGCATGGTCAGAGGGAACTGATAACGGACGTCAGAAAACCAGAAATCATGGTTATGACGTCATTGTAGGCGGAGAGCTATTCACTGATTACTCAGATCACCCTCGCAAACTTGTCACGCTAAACCCCAAACTCAAATCAACAGCCGCCGGACGTTACCAGCTTCTTTCACGTTGGTGGGATGCATACCGTAAGCAGCTTGGCCTGAAAGACTTCTCTCCGAAAAGCCAGGACGCTGTGGCATTGCAACAGATTAAAGAGCGTGGCGCTTTGCCGATGATTGATCGCGGTGATATCCGTCAGGCAATCGACCGTTGCAGCAATATCTGGGCTTCGTTGCCCGGGGCTGGTTATGGCCAGTTCGAGCATAAGGCTGACAGCCTGATTGCAAAATTCAAAGAAGCTGGCGGAACAGTCAGAGAGATTGAGGTATGAGCAGAGTAACCGCGATTATCTCCGCTCTGGTTATCTGCATCATCGTCTGCCTGTCATGGGCTGTTAATCATTACCGGGATAACGCCATGACCTACAAAGAGCAGCGCGATAAGGCCACATCCACAATCGCTGACATTCAGAAGCGTCAACGTGATGTAGCAGAACTCGATGCCAGATATACAAAGGAACTTGCTGATGCTAACGCGACTATCGAAAGTCTCCGTGCTGATGTTTCTGCTGGGCGTAAGCGCCTGCAAGTCGCCGCCACCTGTGCAAAGTCAACGACCGGAGCCAGCAGCATGGGCGATGGAGAAAGCCCAAGACTTACAGCAGATGCTGAACTCAATTATTACCGTCTCCGAAGTGGAATCGACAGGATAACCGCGCAGGTTAACTACTTGCAGGAATACATCAGGACGCAATGCCTTCGATGATAGCGATAATTTTACTCATCATCCTTCACATCTGGCTCTGTAGACAGGGTGGTGATCACTTCTGGAGTGAATCCAGATTAAACATCTCATTGCTGATGCTTGAAGTTGAGCATCTGGCGCGCGGTAAGGGGCTGCGTTGAGATAAGAGCCAGTTCATTACAAAGCCTATCTACGGGTGGGCTTGATAATGAAACCGGAATTTATTCTGGGCAACCAGTTACGGCAGTACAGCGAAACAACCCAAGCCAGTAAGTGGGGAAATAACACTGGCAGCCACTGAAAGATGAACCTCCTGCCTTATGGCAAAAAAGATTCTTTGTGGTTGCGGACTGATGGAAAGACATCCTAATCAAGCAACTACTCTACAGGGTCATAATTATGAACGACCAGCAAATTGAAAAAGAAATCGCAGCCAAGGGTAAGACGGCGGCTCGCGTTACTCCTGAACACATTGCCAGCATAATCGCCAGCGAACATTACTTTACGGCCGCTGATGGTGCTCGCTTTGCTCATGTGCAGAGAAGCGAAACATACAGCGTAAAAATCCCAGACCAGCCTGACGAGCTGGAGCTGCTGACATTCTGCGTTCTGGTGCTGAAGAATGGCTTTACGGTCACCGGGGAAAGCGCCTGCGCCAGCCCAGAGAACTTCGATGAAGAAATCGGGCGCAAGATTGCTCGCCAGAATGCTGTAAACAAAATCTGGATGCTCGAAGGTTACTTGCTGAAGCAGAAGCTAAGCGAACAGTAGTTATTACAAAAGCCATTCCCTACAGAGTGGCTTTGATAATGGCTTATACCCTACACGGGATAACTTAACTGATATCCCTTTTAACGGATAAACGGAGCCAATAATGGCAGAGAATGTCGGCATTATGGCAGTGAAATTTGGATAAATCGGAGATTAGTACATATGCCGCCACGAATCCCAAAAGCCTGCCGTGTTCGCGGTTGCCGCCATACCACCACAGATCCGTCAGGCTATTGTGAAAGCCACAAAAGCGAAGGCTGGAAGCAATACAAGCCAGGACAATCCCGTCATCAGCGCGGTTATGGTTCGAAGTGGGATGTTATCCGTGAACGTGTGCTGAAGCGTGACAAAGGCCTGTGCCAGTTGTGCCTGCGTGCCGGTGTGGTACGTGAGGCGAAAACCGTTGACCACATCATCCCTAAAGCGCATGGCGGCACTGATGCCGACTGTAATCTGCAGAGTCTGTGCTGGCCGTGTCATAAGGCGAAGACGGCCCGTGAACGGTTGAAGTGA